TGCTTGACGTGCTGCCTCTTTTGCTTCGGCTTCGGCTTTTAATGCTGCAATTTCTTGTTCTTTTGTTTCTCTTGCCTTTTTTTCGGCGGCAGTTTCATCACGTTCAGTAATTGTTTCTTCACCTGTTTGCACATTAAACTCTTTTTCAATTATTTTCATATAATCTCCTTATGCGCTTGTATAAACATAGACTGTGCCATTATCCCAAGTACCAGAATCTGTCCTTAGCGATATTGATGTTATTGTTGAAGAAGAATTGTAATAACCGCCTTGATTTCTTCCTGCGGTTTGATCGCCACCACCAGTGGCTATTGCTGCCGCAACAGTAAACATTTTTACTCCTGACGAATTACCACCTGTTAATGAAAAATACCCATTTGCTAAAGAAGTATTAGAAGTTCCAACAGTAGCAAATCTCACACCAGTATCATTAAGATTTTCTGGGTCAAAAATATTAGCGGCATAATTCAATGCTCCTGAAAACTTTTGACCATACTGATAGTAATTATTACCAGTATCACCATTCAATCTAACATAAAGTGTAGAATATTGATTAGTAGTGCTTGCTTGTTCTATAAGTATAAAAATTTTATCAGCACCACTAATACCTGAGACAGTTGTTGTTGAACCTGATAATGAAGTGCCACCTGAATTTAATAAAGTCCAGTTTGCACCTGCGCCGCCAGGTGTAGCCCAACTTGGCACACCACCTGCTACTGTAAGAACTTGTCCAGTGCTACCAATTCCAAGTCTAGCTGGTGTTGATCCACTTGATGAATAAATAGTGTCGCCTGTAGTGGTCATTGGGTTAGTCATGCCAGTAGTATCTAAATTAGCCCAAGCACTGCCAGTATAATAAGTTGTAACGTTTGTATCTTTTAGATAAGCAAAGTTACCTTCCTGCGGAGAAGTTACAGCCGCATCTCTAGCAGCGGCGCTAGCAAAAACCCACACGCCTTGCATTAAATAGCCATCTACGTCGGCGGCAGTTAATACCTCGCCTGTAGTAAAATCCTTAAACCCTAAACCAGCTGCCATCTTTACTCCTTAGTAACTTAGGACATTATAGCCCAAAGTACCATAAATGCTATTATTTAGGATAAATGCATCTATGACTGGCTCTAGTGTCGTGAACGTAGTTTTCCAACTATTCGGGGTAATCATCATCCGAACCCCAAAAATCTGTAAAGTTTTTTCTAAAAGCGATCCGCCAGGCTGGGTAGTCTTGACTGTAATCGGATCAAAAAAGTCTAGGCCTAAAGCTGCAAGTATGCCTGAGTTATAGTTATCGGTATATAGATCCAGGACTATGGCATCTACACGTATTGAGGTTTCTTGCCTAGAAGCCACATAAGCCTGGGCATAATCCAAAGCTACGGCATCTGATTCCATAAGCAAGTTATCTAAAAAATAACTATGCAAAAAGTATTTATCTATGCTGGCTTGATTTAGGGCTACTTGTGGGCTACCACCAGCTCTAGTAATTGTGGCTTTGTTAAATACCAGTACGTCATTTAATATCCAAGTAGCGTCAAAGTAATCTATGCCTGATCCATCATCTGCAAAGACTGTAGGTGTGCCACCAATAGATCCAGCGGTAACGCCTCGGTCTTGGAATACAAAGTTATTATCGGCATCCACATAAATAGCGCCATACTCTGATTCTGACACTGTAAACAAAGCTTGTAGTGCTGTTCGATTTGTGCCTGGATCTGCTTGCAATGTAGTTAAACCTGCATCAATATCTCGCTGTGATGCTGGCCAATCAATTTCATCCAATATCTTATTAACTCTAGTGCCAGATAATTGCCCTGCGGTAGCGCCAGTAACTGTAGATATTTGCGCTAACTGGGCTAATCTAAAAGCATCTACAGCTTGAATAGTTGTCATGGCTAAATCTGCTTCTGATTCATCTGGGTAGGTGGTAACATAACTTGTAATAAATCCTGAAAATATTGGATAAGTTACTGAGCCATAGGTAGCAGTAATCTGCACCTTCTTCATAGGTGTTAATAAATTGTAATAAGGCCCTGATACATTCTGTGGGTTAAAGTCGCCATTCTGATCTACTATGCGTAAAGTCATTGAACCAGTTTGAAATTGATCGCTAAGTGCAGTACGGCCTCTATTGGTTTCAATACGATTAACTCTATTAGATACATCCACGATTACAGCTGTGGCATCTCCCAATATATTAATATCTAGTTTGCCTTCACCTAAAATTAAAGTTTGAGCAAAACTAGGGCCAGTGCTAAAGTTAATTATCGCATTTATTACTGGTAATGTCATACGATAAATCCAGCTGGTACTGTGCTATATCCCGATCTGTTTGCTACCTGAATACTCTCAGCAATAGCCTGGCTTAACCTATCGCTATTAGCGTCTACTGTAACTCGGATTTCTGTAGGCGCTTGTGTCGAGGTTCTTTGTGCTACAAACTCTCCAATACGAGCGTTTAATTCTCTAGTAGATTCTAAGCCTAGGTTGTATTCAAAAGATTTAATAGCTTCATTTTTGGCTCTAACTTCAGCTAATGCATAATCATAAGTGCCGCTCTTGCCGCCCATTTTGTCATCCATACCTGTACCCAGCTTCATAATCATTGCGGCAATTCTGGCGTTAAGAGATCTAATAGATTCTAAAGCCTGGTCAAAGGTAGTTACCTGGCCTTCAATAAACTTATTAATTTTATCGGTCATTGACCTAATAGCTTCTAATGCTATATTAAAGTTTTTAGCGAATTGTGCGGCAGCTTCGGCAGCATCAAGTTCTGCATTGGCTTTCTTAGCTAAAGCCTCATCGTTTTTAGCAATAGCAATTAAGCCATCTAATCTTGCCTTAACCTCATCTGTAGTAGCATCATTACGTGCTTTTTGCAAACCAATTAACTCTAAATCAAACTTTTCTTTCAACTTGTCTAACTCTGTTTTTTTCTTTAAGACTTCGTATTCTTCTTTACGCTTACCTGTAGATAAAGAAATGATCCTAGCCTCTAAACGTCTATTTAGAATACGTGCCTTTGCCAGGGTAGAGCTTTCTTCTGGGCTTAATTTTCTGGCACTTGTGGCAGCGCCAAGCACGGCACTTCCGCCAACAATAGTAAATGCAGCAGCTACAGCCTTAGGGCTTTTACTGGCAATGGCTATGGCTATCAAACCAGCCTTAAATGTAGGGTTACTTACTAAGTCAGTAAAGCCTTTAGTTAATTTGGCTATTTCTCTAATTGCATAAGCTATGTTATCGCCTAAATTTTCAAAATCTGTAGCAAGGTTGGATACTGATTGATCTTTACTTAATATAGTTAAAGCATCAACTAATCCTCTACCAATAGACTTAGTAGCTTCGTCTGCGCCTTTTTTAAGCACATCCATTTTGCCTGCATAAGTATCTAATCTAGCAGCTGCTTGTCCTGAAAATCTTTTTTCCAGGGCTTCCATGATCTTATTCATGTCGCCAGATTTAATTATGTTTGCATCTATGCCTGTGTTAAGTGCAGACAGAGATCTCATTTGACCTCTTATACCAGCTGCTAATGCACCTACAACAGTTTCTAAACTTTGTCCAGTACCAGCGCTTATATTTAATGCAGCTTCTAGTGTGCGCTGTGATAACGCAACTGATCTGGTAAGGTTTAAGAATGTTTGAAATGGTTTGCGTAAGTCTGTAAGTATTGCGTATGTTTTTTCCAGACCCTTTATATAGTCTTCTACCTCTGTAACTCTAAATGCGTTGCCAGTATTTTCTAATTGCAACTGTAATGATTTGGCTGCGGCCTCATCTTCGGCAAATACTTTAACTGCCTTTTTGCCAAATGCTACTAATGCGGCGCCACTAAACGCAACGCCAAAGGTACGTGCAAAACTCTTTACACGCTTTTCAAATACGTTTACATCTTGCTGGGCTTTTTTAAGCGCCTTACCATTCCAGGTTGCGAGGGCGGATACGACTACATTGGCCACTATGCCACCTTCTTTAATTCTGTTTTGTCATTGAAATAATCAGCGCCTGATTTGATTGCATCTACAATGGCTTCATAAATTCTAGGACTATCTTTAGCCCAAGCCCTGTAAATTAAACGGCCTTGTCCTTTTTTACCAGCGCTTCTAACATCTTTAATTTTTGGCTGCTTAGTAAGTTCTGGTAGATCAGTTACGAATTGATAACCTGCAAATGGGTTATTAGAATTGTAAGCGCTTCTAGCTCTACTCTTACGTCTAGCTGTACCAGCTTGCTTAAATGCCATTGTGCCGCCACCCTCATTTACAGATGTAAATGGCGCTCTACCTTGTGGGTTTAATCTACCTGCGGTTTCATAAATGCGGCCAGCTGCGCTAACGTTGTAAACGTAATTCTCTACTTGAAAACCATTTTTGAATCTTCTGTTTTGACCTTCTTTGTAACCTATGCCGCCTTTAACTGTATCAGCATTATATTTTGGAAATGGTCGATAATCTATATTTGAGGATATTGGTTTAGACCAGCCAGACAATACTTCTGCATTACTTGGTACATAACCTTTAGCGGTAGCTTCTACTTGGCGCATTAATGGACTAATGGCAGTTTTAATGCGAGCATAAAGATCTTCGTCGATAAAGCTAAGGCCTTTCATAACCTCTTTAACGCCTACGACCTCGGCTGGCATTTTTACTCTCCTTAGCTCTATCAGTCAATACTTGAATAATTGCCCGATACATTTCCGAGTCCATGTTAATAAACTCGCTAGGCGGTATTCCAGTTTCTACGGAAATCTGAGCAATGCCGTAAAGGATAGAATCCCGCTGTGTTATTTTTTTTCTTCGTCTAATACCTCGACAGTTTCTAGGCTGTCTATAAACTCTGCATTAAATAAAGGTACTTGTGCGCCAGACCTGCGCAAGCACTCCCAAGCTAACCAATAAATATGAGTTTGCTGTTCATGCTCACGCAGCATCTTGCTAATACCTGCGCCATACTTCAATTCGAAAGCGTACTCGACACCTGGTGTTATCTTGTGTTCTGTGACTTCACCAGTAGCCCTTGTAATCTTTAGCTTTGCCATTGTTACTCCTTAATTAGAACGCCACTGATGGCGATACTGTGATTCCAGAGTTTACAGTAAATGTGATGCTAGATGTAGCAATTTCGGCTACTCCAGCTGATCCGATTGGGGTCAGGTTATTTACTAGGATTGAGAACTGGTAAGTAGGGTTAGCAGCTGAAACTGTAGTTCCCTTAACTGTAATTACTGATACAGCTAGAGTCTTGCCAAATGCCTCATTTAGTGTCTGGCTAATCTCAGATGAAGCCCAGTCATTCATAAAGTCGATTGTAAATGTGCCTGATTGTAGACCTGCTACGTAGCGGTGAGCGGTGTCACCCATAGCGGTAATTTCTAGCTCATCTACGATTTGATTGATAACAGCGCTTGATACCAAGTCGCTAATATCGATTGAAGGTGTAGTAGGCGCTGCGTTGGTAGCCAACTTAACGCCGACGTTGTTATTTAAGTATATTGCCATTGTTACTCCTCGTCATTCTTGTTGGTTGCTGCTTTGCCTTTTGGTTCTTCTTTTATTTGGCCTGTCTTTATCAAGAAGGCTAAATCATCTTCTCTGCTCATTTTAACTCCAGCTCGTTAGGATTGATACTGTAATTTCAGACACCAATAAATCGCCACTTTGAGCGCTTACGATTGCTGGAGCTGAAATGCTTGATATATTAAGTGTCAGCGCTGACGCTGCTAACTTTGTTACTACGGCTACTATGTAATCTTCCATACCAGCCAAGTTACCCTGGTTGTCTAACGCAGGTTTTGTAATTAAAATTCTAAAGTTTGCTAAAGGCAATACTGTTACATGATCGTTATTGCTTGGCACGATATATGGGTCACCTGGAGTAATTGCAACTGCATTAGCAAGTAATGTAGCTGGTGGAAATGCAAAGGTAGACCAGACACCAGCATTAGCAAGATCTGTGGCTAATGTGCTACGTAATGTTGTAATCGCAGCTGGCATATTAACCTACCAGTGATGCAGGTGATGAATACGGCTGAATGAGGCCACGCACTCGGTTAATCAGCTGATAACCCATCCGATAAGGGCTAGCACTGACCCCATCCATACCGACCCCACCAGTCTGGCTGACTTGTCTAGCTTGCCAGATATCTACGGCTATGATCATGGCCGCTTCTCGTATCGCAGGGGTTGTCGCATAAGATTGGGATTTGTGCTCTGGGCCTCGTGCATTACCATAAGGCAAAACTAAATGAAAGTTTTCGTCGGCTGCGGTTTCTGCAAATTGTACAAATGAATATCCATTAGGAAAATTAATAGTCGCCCAATTCCAATAGATTGCTGGCAGTAAATTAGTTGTACCAGTTGTATATGGAAATGTGCCTGTGATTGTGTTTGTGCCATTATATGGGCTACCACAATTTGTTACTGTTATTTGTTGTCCTGTTGTAAAAATGCCAGGACTGGCCAACA